ATTGGGAAATGAGAAGAATTTAACATATATTACACAGGCACAGCTGCTTGACAGATTGAGTGCAAAGTGATATAATAGACATATGTTTGATGAAATTTTATATAAGATTTTAGACAAGATTTCTACCTTTATAGAAAAGGTGAAAAAAGTTGTTAATGATAGAAAAAAGAAGTATAAATAATATTATACTTACATTAATACAAATACGTACAACAATATATACAAGGAGATACATACAATGTCAAGTGCATTAGAAGCCCTAAAAAAGTCAAAGTCAAACTTTGAAGCTCTAACAAAGAAGTTAGAAAACACAATAGAACAACCCGAAAAGAAAAACAAATACCAAGACGATAGGTTATGGAAACCTGAACTAGATAAGTCTGGCAATGGTTACGCTGTAATCAGATTTTTGCCTGCTGTTGAAGGTGAAGATATGCCATGGCAGAGAGTCTGGCACCATGCGTTTCAAGGACCAGGTGGTCAATGGTATATTGAGAACTCTTTAACTACACTAAACAAAAAGGATCCTGTTAGTGAAGAAAACACAAGGTTGTGGAATACAGGCATAGAAGCCGATAAAGAAATTGCTAGAAAAAGAAAAAGAAAGTTACAATACTATTCTAATATTTTTGTAGTAAGTGATCCTAAACATCCAGAGAACGAAGGCAAAGTATTCTTATTCAAATTTGGTAAAAAGATATTTGATAAGATTACTGAAGCAATGAATCCTGCTTTTGAAGATGAGAAGGCTGTTAATCCGTTTGATTTTTGGGAAGGTGCAAACTTTAAACTAAAAATCAGAAAGGTTGATGGTTATTGGAATTATGATAAATCAGAATTTGAGCCAGTTAGTAGATTAAAACCTACTGATGATGAGATTGACAAAATATGGAAATCTCAATATGCTCTAAAGCCCTTCATTGATCCAAGTAATTTTAAATCTTATGAAGAACTCAAAGAGAAACTTAATAAGACACTTACTGGACAAAGAAGTACCGAGTCAGTTGAAGATATTGATCTCCCACCTGTCAGTAATGACATACCAACGTCTTCTAACAGCTCGGTAGAGAAAGTTGAATCGTCTAACGATGGAGATGATCTATCGTATTTTAGTAAATTAGCTGAAGACGATTCATAATCTATCTCTCTCACTTTCTCAATATGGGGTAGCATTAGTGCTACCCCACACTTCCTAGTTGAAAAATATACCGTTTTTACGCTTGACAAAAGCCGTATTTTGTGATATACTGAACCTATAATTATGAGGAGATCAAATATGTACAAAAACGATATAGACAAAGTATTACCATTTGTAAAACAAATTTCACACAAAGACGCAGATAAGGCCTTAAAAGATATGAGTAGGGCATTGGTATCAGCGTTATACGAGTCTGGTGTAAAGGCAGATTCATACATCAAAGATTATAACAAGGACAAAATATTTGATCCTAGTTGTCTATTCAAAACAGACTCAAACGTATTTGATTATGTTGAACCAGCATACAAAGAATTTGCTAAAGTATTATTTGAGTTAAGACCTGTAGGTCTAGGTACTCCTAATGCAATGGTTGGTGAAGGTGAATTTATGTGTTTGTTCTTATCTCCTAGAGTTGGTATTGCTAAAAAGAAAAATACTGGTGACATAACGGTAGATGGTAAGTCTATTGAGATGAAAGGTAGTGAAATGAGAATTATGGGTAAAGTATCAGGTAAGGGTGTTCAACAACATGCTAAATCTATATCTAAAATTTACAAAGTTAAACCAAACGAAACTACTAAAAACAGAACCGCATATGAACCTTGGGGTACTTCAGGTACTAAAGAGGCACACTGGCAGAAACAGTTTAAAAAACTAGGTGTGGTTAAATCAAACAAATATTTAAAAGACTTATTGAACTATGTATTTGATACTAGTAAAGTTAATTTTAGAGATTGCTTTATGGGTGGCAAATTTAGTGCAAAACAATTACAGAAAATTATGTTAGTAAATCTATTTAAAGATCAAACTAAACTATGGGATGCTTTTACCGTATTAGAGAAAGGTAATGTATTCTGTATAACTTCAGACCATAAGAAGTTTGCTAAATTAGTTGATACTGGTAAATTAAGAATTACTGGTGATTACTTTAGATCATTCCAAGATACTAACGTAGGTCTATATTGCGAATACGCAAATTAAAAAGTTTTCAAATGATCTTCGGTGAGTATTAGAAACTTCATGTTTCTTTTATGACACCAGGCATACGCCGTACTCCACTTACGTCTATTTCTTTCATAAGTTATCAATGCATTTTTATATGTGCGAGTCATACGCAAAGGTGCCTTAGGTTTGCGTGTTTGTTTTTTAGGTTTGATCTCTACTATAAACTTTTTGTACGAACCATTTGATTGTCTAACTTTCATATAGAAATCAGGATAGTATCTATGAGGTCTATTATCTACTGAACGATACGATATTGCTATTTCTTCACTACCCCATTCCAACACACTTCTATTTTTATCACAATACATCATAAAACGTTTCTCCCAACTGGACCTATAAATAATGTTATTTACATTGCCTTTGTATTTCTGTGGGTTCAATGGTTTAAATATACCTTGATAGGGTCGTTTATCTATATTCTTCAACTTCTTCATAAATCTATTTATTACCAACATAAATAGTAATATGGCAAGCGTATTTGACACTATAAAACAAAGAGCTGGGAATGCAGATAAATCTGCTACATGGTATAGAACACAAGTAAATAAGATTGCTAGTAACAAAACAGCAGGTCAATTGTTTAGGGAGAACAAACTAAATGGTCGTCCTAGTGTAGGCAGACTGAACTTATTTGGGTATAATCCTAAATTTAGAAAAACTTTACCATATTATGATGTGTTCCCACTTGTTTTACCATTAGAACCAATATCAGGTGGGTTTATGGGTATGAACTTTCACTATCTACCACCAATGTTGAGATTTAGATTATTAGAACGTATGCAGGCAACAGCGACAGATAGTAGATTTGATAGTAAAACAAAATTTGATGTAAATTATGATGATGTAAAAAGTATTAAAATTGTAAAACCAACAATTAAAAAATATCTGTATGCATATTGTCAAACAGGATTTTTAAGAATAAATGCTGATGAGGCTGCAATTGCGATATACTTACCTGTACAAAGATTTAAAAAGGCAAGTGACGCTGTAGTTTATTCAGATAGTAGGAAGTTTCTATAATGAGTTTAATAAGTATCGGTAAAAGAATAGGTGATTTAGATATAAGATTAGGCATACCGCCATCTAAACCACAATTTAGCACAAGAGAAGCCAATAGAAGAATATCAGCAAATAATACCTCATCTAACGCTAATTCAGTTTTTAATGTGTTTAGATCAGGTATGACAACTGCTGGTGGTTTTGCTAGACCAACACAATTTTTAGTTACGATAGATGGTCCTCAAGGCATGTTAGCAGGTCATCAATTATATTCTGATTTACCAGCACGTGATGTTGGTGCAAGACATAAAAGAAGTGCTGCTTTATCACAGGCAATAAAAAATTCAATGAAATACAGAATGGATTTATTCTGTTCTAACGTATCATTACCAGGTAAAACTATAACAGATGATGTAAATGAAACGTATTATGGTCCTAAAAGAGCAATAGCAAAGAACGTATCATTTGAAGAAATAACTTTAGAATATTATACAAGTATTAATTATGATGAACGTATGTATTTTGAAGCATGGCAAAACTCTATTGTTGATCCTATTTCTCATAATGTAGGTTATTATGATGATTATGCTAAAGATTGTATGATTACAATTACACCATTAACTAAAACATTTATGGCTGCATTATCAAACTTTACACCAACTGGTGATCCAGGAAGAGATAGACAACAGATAAGACAATCATTAGGTGACACGTCTGGTTACTCATCATATCAGGTGCAGATGTACGAAGTATGGCCTAAAACAATTGCTTCAACACCATTGTCATATGACGCAGTTAATCAAATTGTTAAAACAAGTGTTACATTTACATATAGAAATTATGCTACTACAGCATGGAACTTTTTAGCGGGTGATAGAACTAGTGAGTATAGTAGAATAGATAGAAACGAATATAGAACTAATACGACAGCAATACAAGGTAACTTTTTAGATAACTTACCATTTGGTATAGGTAACGAGATAGGTAGAGCAGGTCGTCAAGTCTATGAAACATTAAGAAAGAATTTGCCCATTGGGCGAGTAACAGGAGGTCGTGTATTTCCTAAAGGGTTACCAGACCCTAAAATTATACGTGATATATTTTATTAATAAGGAGTTAAATAATGCTTAATTTTATGAAGACGCCTGAGCATGAAGTGACATTATCAAATAATGCAAAGGTGAAGTATAGACCGTTTTTAGTAAAAGAAGAAAAGATTTTACTATTGGCAGTTGAGAACAATGTTGAGGAAGAGATGGTACAAACTCTAATCAACACGGTTCAAACTTGTGTATTGTCAGATATTGACGTTACAAAACTACCTGTCTATGATTTTGAATGGTTGTGGTTAAACATTAGATCAAAATCAATAGGTGAGGCAGTGCAATTGAAACTAAAATGTCCAGATGATGAAACACAAGTTGTAGATTATGAATTTAATATTGAAGATGTTAAACCAGATTTAAGTAAGAAGGTAGAAACAAATATACCTTTCTCAAAAGATTATGGTGTGATAATGAAAGTGCCGACCGTACTAGAGGTAGCAAATAAAAAGACTATCATAGATTTATCGGTCAATTTGATGAGGGATTGTATTGCTCAAATTTACAATGGTGATGAGATTTTTGAAACAAAAGACCTTGAACCAAGTGAAGTAGAGCAGTTTGTTGATAACTTGACTATGCCACAATTCAAAAAGATAAAAGACTTTTTTGAAACGTTGCCTGTCATAAAACACACAATAAAATACAAGAACCCTAAATCAGGTATGGAGCATGAAATGTTATTACAAGGGGCTTCTGATTTTTTTCAGTTACCCTCTTACATGAAAGCCTAGAGAGTTTTTTTAGGACGAATTTTGCTTTAATGCAATACCATAAATACTCATTGGGTGACCTTGAAGGAATGTTACCATGGGAGAGGGAAATATATGTTGAACTATTAGTACAGCATATAAGAGAAGAAAACGA